ATAGTGGGCTTGCCAGTTAGATCAGCGTAAGCACCTGTAGTGGCCACAGCGGCTAATGCGGGTTTACCTGACAAGTCGTTGTAACTTGTAGTACCGCCTGTTATTAGACTTCCGTTGACCAATAGATTGCCTGCACCGTTCACAGATAACGCTGTGCCACCTAGAAAAATTGTGTTGTTGCTGACATAGAGGCTGCGCCAAGGCAATGTGCTTGAACCTAGATCACCACCGTGAGCAGTCTGTGGCAGAATGTCCCCACCCACCGACAGGTTGCTGGTTATAGTAGTAGCTTGATCAATGACTATGGCAGTACTGTCTGTGGTACTTAGTGTACTTCCCGCAAATTCAAATGCTCCCAGACTAAGGGTGACATCGTTGACCAATCCCAGTTCAGTGTAAAGTTCTGCGAAGTTGGCATTGACTTTTTGGAAGGCAGCTCGTAGGCTATCACCTTTCTTGTCGTTGGCTGTGATGCCTACATTAATATTCTGTTTTGCCATTTCGCTTCCTTTGATTATAGATATTGGTCATATTATGTCAGTCCTGATCCGTTAATATACCATACACCGCTTGAACTCGCGCCACTGACTTTGACTGCTGTGGCCATACCGTGTGCAGCTAGTGTGCGTGATCCTGTAGTTCCTGTACCAACCAAATACATGGTATCTGTAGTAATAGCAATGGTCACTGTGCTGGCACTTGGTCCAGCAATAAATGTTATTGTGGTTCCTATTGGATACGCCACTGATGTGGCTGCTGGAATAGTCAATGTCTGACCTGAAGTGTTAACGTAGATGTGTTTGCCCGCATCACCGATTACCAGTGTGGTAGTGGTAGCACTCTGTGGCAAGCCCATGTAACCTACGCTGGCAGCAGTGCTAGCAGTGGTAGCAGCGGCAGCAAGACCGGTAAAAGAAGTTGCTGCAACACCAATGTTAGCTGTCCATAGGCCTGTGGAATTCACATAAGTGAATGTCTTGTCTGTAGTGCCTTTGAGTGTGATACCACCACCGTCGGCAGTGACATCTGTGGGAGACGCAATTGAACCTAATTCTATATTTTTGTCATCTACTGTGAGTGTCACGGAGTTTATGGTAGTAGTGGTGCCGTTGATGATTAAATCACCACCGATGGTAACCTGACGATTTACAGTTATGTCGTTGTCAAAAGTAACATCTGTGTTAAATGTTGTCTGTACATCTACTATCAATCCGCTAGAGTCGCTGGTACTGATAGTGCTGCCGATAAATTCTAATACGTTGCTGTATGTAATTTCTTTAGTTATTGAATTATATATTAACGGAAAACCGGCGCTACTGGTCCTAACAGGGTCAACAAAGAATCTACCTGTACCATCGCTGTTTAAAGCAGCGCCAGCGGCATTTAAAATAATTGAGTTAGCGTGTTGACTGGTGCTACCAGCATTATAACCAACAGCCACAGCATTTGCACCTTGTCCGGTATAGCCGGCCCCTGGACCAACAGCAACAGCATATTGTCCTTGATTGATTTCTCCAGCCTCTCGCCCAAATGCTACAGCGGCTGTACCTTGATTGTTGTAACCCGCTAGCCATCCAACTGCTGTGGCATTATTGCCTTGAGTAATACTACCAGCACTTGCACCTAATGCTATCTTAGTTTCTTCGGTTCTTAATGTAGTAGCTGAAACATTACCATAGATATATCCGTTTACAGCATCTACTAGCGTTGAACTGTCATCTCCAAACACTGAACCTTTTAACTCACCAATCACTGTACCGATCAGTGTTCCTCTAAGCACACCATCAGTAGCGTCTACCAACAAGGTTGAATCATCTGCAAACACTGATCCTCGCAAATCAAACGTAGAACTGCCTGTAAGAGTCAGTGTTTTAGTGCCAGGATTAGTAGTTACTGTAACTGTTCCTGCGCCGTTAATGGTTAGAGTATCAGCTGTGGATATAGCGTTAAATGACGATTGTCCTACAGCAGCAGTGGCAACAGTTTTAAAAGTTGGTTGAATTGCGTTTGATGTAATGGTAATTACACCAGTTCCACTTGGACCAGTTGCGTTTACCGTTATACCTGCATTACCCGAAACCACTCGTGTAACTCCAAGATTGGTCAGTGTAACTGCACCAGTACTAGTACTAACGCCAATCTGTCCAGCAGTGCCTGCTAGAGAAATAACTCCAAGATTAGTCAGTGTAACTGCACCAGTACCGCCGCTAACTCCAATTTGACCAACTGTTCCTGCCAGAGAAGTAACCCCAGCATTGGAAATACTCAATGTGTTTGTTCCAGGAGTTGTTGCAAGTGATATACCAACATTCCCAGGAGCCACAGTTAATGTATCAGAAAAGCCGCTGGCCTGTATATTTGATTGTCCAGCAACAGCAACAAAAGAAAAATTACTTTCAGAAGGATTTCTTATCAGTATATTTCCCACAGTAGATCCTGCTGGCAAATTAACTGTTACGCCATCTGTACTAGTAATCGGTGCGCCTCCTAGATCAATACTGGTACCGTTGAGATATAGGTCTTTCCATCTTCTTGTGCTAGATCCAAGATCGTAGGTTCCTGAAGTGGCTGGCACAAGACTGGAAGTTAGATTTGTTAGATCCACTGCGCCAGAACTACCGGCACTTATGGTAAGATAGAGTTCGGTAAAATTAGAATTAATTCTATTAAATGCTTCATCTACCGTACTCCAAAGTAAAGGAGCAGATCCTGGTTGTATATTTTGTTGTGACATTATGCTCTCCCCACGGCAATCTCAATGGTGCCTATATGATCTGAATCATAACTTTCAAGAGCTTTACCAATAACAGTTCCTGTTTGTGCCGATCCTTTTGCAGAAATCGCAACACCAGCAATGTTAGATGTTACCATTAAATCTCCTTTTGCTATCTTACCAACTACGCGACAAGGTACACGACCCTGTAATGCTATCAAGTTTTTAAGTCCAGGACAAGCACCGTTCATTACATAGCCAGCGTTGTCACTCACAATTCCAGCAACACGATAATCTGCCTGACTGTTTGAAACAGTGACTTCTTTGTCTCCTCCAAACACCAGCACAGTACCAACAGCGTATTCAAGATCACCTTCATAATACTCGGCCAAGTCAGCTGAGTATGTTGCCTGGAATCTTGCTCCAACGTTGAGAGTAAATATGCCAGATACTGTAGCTGTGCCACCTCCACCGCCTGCTATTAGGCCAGTGGTTGTTACTGTGCCTTCTGCAGTTATATTTCCAGTTTGAATCGGTGACTTGCTCAATCCGTTTTGTGTATAGAAAATATGGTTCTCATTGTAGAACAATGTTTTCTTGCTGATGCTGGCTACACCGTCACCAATATACACCGCTCCGGGGCTGGCAGTATTTCCTAGATAACCATAGATTTTAGTATAGCTTCCAGCAACGTCCATTTCCATTACAGTTTTGGCAACAGTTGGTGTTGAACCAGGATTATCCATTAGACGAAGTCTGTTGACTGTTATGTTTCCGCTGCTATCTCGCAACACTACACTACTAGCAGTACCTGCATTGTCAACTCCTGCTATAACTTCGTAATCAATGTCTTCGGTGTTGGTAGTAGAAAGTTCTTTTCTACGCAAGAATCCCTGAGTGGTAAATTGATTCTTTTTAATTGCTCCGCCTTGATCAACGATACTATTAAACGATACAGCACTAACACCGGCAACTCCAGCGGTGTTATTTGCTAGAGCACTTTTTGCTGAAATCTCTGCAATTTTTCCAACAGCTACTCCGTTGGCTTTTAAACTGGCAAACCCGTCAACTGTGGTAAATTGATCAGAATCAAATACAGCTATGCCTTTCACTGGGCTAACTGTGCCGCCTGAGGCAGATCCACTAGCAGTGCTGCTATAGGTCAATGTTGTAGCACTACAGGTAACAACAGTATGTGTGCCATTATATCCAGCGATAGACAACCCACTTACTGTGATCTTGTTACCAGCAACAAAAGGAGCAGCGGTAAACACTGCACCAAAGGTCAGTGTTGCAGTAGAGCCAGTTCCTGTCGCAGTAACCGCATAGCTAGATGTTTTAGTAACATAGGCATTTTCCAAAGCCAGTTTTGATTGCTCAATAGCCGCTGCAGAATTTATCTGCGAGTTTACTATTTTATTATTTTGTACAGTCAAGCTCACAGTATGTGCAGTACTGTCTAGTCCTAGAATAATGTCTCCCAGTGAAGAAACTTCTGCGTTTTCAACTCCTGCACCTACTCCAGTAAACACAAGTAGATCACCGCCACGTGCATTTACTAGATCAAAATCAACAAAGTTATCCAAGGTCAAACTGCGTAAATTTACAGCATCTTGCGGCCCTGTTGGATCAGCTAGATTTATAGTACGATAGTTGTTCATGTCCATGGGATTTGGACCTTGCCAGTTTAACGCACCACTCAGCGCCATAAACCCGCCGTTCGCTGGGATTCTACTAGCTTCAGGTACTGCATTTCCAGATGCAGCAAATGTTCCCAGTCTACGCTCAACATAGCCAACTACAGCAGCTTCTGTAGGTACAGTGTCTTGCTGAGGATCACTCATGCTGTCCTCGTTGGAGAATTCACTGATAGTGGTTCCACGTTTGAATCCCAGTCCGTCAAGCTGACTTAGTGATAGCGATGCAGCAAAAGTTACAGTTCCTGTTCCCTGATCCACTTTGAAAAATGGGCCTACATTAAAATTACCAAATTGGTCAGTGGTAACAAAGAACACTCTACCAGATCCTCGTTCCTGTGTTTGTGCTCGCAGTATGGTATTTCCGTCGTTGTCTTGAGTAGTCGACGAGACTGGAACATTATTGATGGAATTAACCGGTGGTCCGTAGATTTCATTTGGATAGTTGGTATCTGCATAACTGCCAGTACCTATCTCTAATAGGTCATGTGAAGTTACTCGTGTCAACGCAATTCTAATAGTAAGAGTACCTACAGCATACGGAGAATAAACTGGTATACCTGCCTTGTAAGTGACACTTGAATTAAACGAAACAGCACTGATATCGAAAGCTGGAGACACAGTTATCAAACCATAGGGCAATCCCAATTGAGTTTTAGTTTGTAACTGTGTTACAGAGTATGTTGTTCCTTCATGTAAAAATAGATAAAAGTCTCCTGAAGCAATGCCGTTATTGATTCTGGTAATGTCGGTTCCTGGAAGATCTGAAATCGCAAGTGTAGTACTGGTTTGTCCACCAATTACTTTTCCAACTTGCAGTGTTCCTGTCCCTGCAGTAGTAATGTTATGTTCGAGCCCTTCAATGTCAAACACCACTGAACCATTTGACGGACTGGTAGATGTTATAGTTATGGTAGTAGTATTAACAATAGTAGCTACTACTGGATCTGTGCCCAGACTACCTGTGGCAACTACAGCAATAGTACCGCCACTGGCCGAAGCTATTATTACAGCGTTGGCATATGTCACAGTGGTAGTTGTACAGGAAATTACAGTTTTTGTACCATTGAGGCTGACATCTCCGCCACTAAATCCGCTGACTGTGATACTTTGTCCAGCAAGATATGGTGGACGAATCTGCTGTGCAAAAGTCAATGTGGCCGTAGTTCCAGTGCTAACTCCAGTTACTGAAGTAATGTTAGCTCTTGGTACTAGTCGAGATCCCACAGTTATATTATTGGTAGCATTTAATCCCGAAATACTATTGCCGCTGAGTGTGCCTCCTATACCGATCATTGTGCTGTCGATCGGAGCAACAGTTGCAATTTTAAAAGTACCGGCACTAAGGTCTTTAGTTACCACCCAATAGTAGGTATCTGCAGTTAGACCACTGGGCAAGGTATTTGAAGTTTGGAATTTAATCTGTGTGCCTGGAAGAAATCCATGAGTACTTAGATTTACTTCGCCAGGACTGCCTGGAGTAATTGTACAGGTTGGAGGACTTGGTAATACAAAAGGTTGTATGTTATACGCACCTAGTTCAACATAGTTGTAGTTTTCTCTCAGCTGAGTCAATGCCAGTCCATATGGACGCATGATTACTGTACCAGATAGGGTGGCAACACTGGCTGAAGTGTTTACAGGAGTACCACCGTCTACTGCTGAAATCTTAAACTGTGTGTCGCCAACAACTTCTGTAACATAGTATATGGTAGACAGATCTGGATCAAGATTGGCATCAATTGGTGTAGGTACTGTGTCCCCAATAGAGGATCTAAAAAACACCACTTGGTAGCCTACCTGCTGACGATGATTTATGCTAGTGGTAATTACACATTCAGCAGCTATAGTCATTCCAGTTACTGTGAATATTTCTAGGTCATAATTTGGACCATATTCTGAAAAATCCAATACACGATAGACATCACCGCTGTCTATCAATCTCAACGCAGTACTAGGTCTAGTAGCAACTTCAACTACATCTCCAGTTAGTACCACATATGAATTAGCTCGAACAATAACTTTTGTACCGTTGGCCACGCTCTGTTGTAGACCACCAGAAGTGGCAATATTTAATCTTGCAAGTTTCTGTACAGCATTCACTGAAGTCACAGTAGAAACGCTGTAACGCTGAATACTGCCGTTGTGGTTGATTTCTAGTTCAGTACCTGGTAATGGTAGATGATCACTCCACGTTACAGTTAAAGTTGAGCCGCCTGCGGTATTGGCATTTGGTGACGGAGTAGCAACCACAGTAAGTACCTGTCCTAGATCATGATAGATTGAAACAGGAGTTGGAACTTCTAAGGGGTCTGCTCCTTCTGCAACTAGAGCAAAATTACCGTGTGCGCTGGATCCGCCTACGCTTCTTATCTGTGCTCCGTTGATGGAATAATAAGAAATATGACAGTAATAGGTAAACATGGAAACAGCTTCAGTAAGACCGCCGTTAGTGGCAACTAGTCCGTAGCCCATGTCACAGACCTGTGTAAAGTCGTTGCTCAGCATTGAACGATTGCCAGGCATGATAACTTCGTAAATTCTTTCGTAACGCACAGTTCCAGATCCGTTGGTTGTAAAACTCAACGGTGACCCGTCTGGTTGATCAGATATTCTAAATGTGTTTGCTGTTTTGCCAGCCTGCAGAACATAATAATCCAAGGCTGGATCTAGTCCTGCAGGTAAGGTATTCGAAGAAGTAAATCTTAAGGTTGCGCCGGCCTGAAGAGCATGGCCCACTGAAGTTATAGTAGCAGTACTAGGTGCCCCAGAAAATGTGCATACCACTGTACCGACCGCAGCAGTATAAGGAGTAGTTTCATCTAATTCAAATTGTGCAGTTGATCCTGCTGGATTATAGATAAATTGTCTTAGGTAATTTATTCTATAGACAACATCGCTAACAATAAAACTGCAGGGCAGTTGGGGAGCTCGCAATAGTCCAGATACGTTGATTCTAGTATTTGAAGTTTTGCTGGTAATTCTAAACTGTAAATTTCCAGTGAATCCATCTACAAACATTCCGCCTGTGAATTTCTGATAACCAGTGCTGCGACTAAAAACTGCACCTTCTTGGAAGTAGGGAGATTTGGCCAATATCTGTCCTTGCGGATCAAGTACTACACCAAACCCGCCGTGACCTTGTATGGTCATTGCTCGGCCAATTACCGCATCATTACACAGAAACACATCAAGATCTCTGTTGTCTTTTGGATAGTTAGCAGCATCATCATTTTCTAAGATGTCAATCATAACATCTATCAATATACCAATAGTTCCTCCCTGTGGAGTCACTGTTCCACCCGAACCATTTATATAGGCAGTAAATGTAGCGCCGTCTACTGACGTTGTAAGATCAAAATCAGAATACAGATCTATCTTATTGCCGTTGCCACTTCCGCTGACTCGTTTGACATAATAGGTATTGCCATTTAGTTGAGCTGTACTTAGTGCGTTGATTCCTGTGATTACAATTTTTTCTTTGTCAGCATAGGTATGAATGCTTGACACAGTTAATCGAACTGGATTAGATAGAGTAATTGCCGTGATGTTGATTGCTATTCCGCCGCTGCCTGTTTCTGCTTGATAGGCCGCATCGGCAATCTGTGTAGAAGTTGTGAACGTTCCTGTGATGTCTATGTTTTGTATGATTCTTTGAGCTAGGAAATCAATTCTATCAATAGCCGCTTTGGTTTGATTAAGCTGTGTGGTAATTGCTATTATTCCAGCAGGGGTACTTCTATATTTTAATGCAGCAGAAACTGTTCGATCATAGCCTCCGTATTTTAAATCAAAGATCAACGCATCAACAATTATTCCTACATCTCTCTTGAAGGTGTTGGTATTATATACAAAAGCAGTTGTAAACGGAGCAATGTTATTGTCAATCTGAGAGTCCATCCAACCTATAACTTCGTTTTGAATAAAAATTTTATTAAGTGACAACAGCTGGGCTGCTGAAGTAAAACTACCTTTGTTGTTTTGATAAGGATAAACTGGCTGTGTAGGGTCTTCGAGGTAATGATGACCAAAAAGTTGTACAGAAGTTTGCAAGCCGTCTATGACACGATCTCGTCTAAAGTTGGTAAACGCCCAGGGACTGGTACTGACTCCAGGCTTGGGTCGAATTATGGTTCTTCTAAATTCGTCTCCTATTACGGCCACGTTTTGTGGTATCTTTAAAGGTAAATTTTCTTCATATATACCGGATTCAATAAACACTGAAATCTGTGTGTTTCTAGAAATATCACCATACGATATTTTTTCACCTGGTACAAAACTGCCATACACAATGTCTACGTCAAAAAGTTCGTCATTAGGCGAACCTGGCGAAGACATATCAAGTTCACCCGAGTGTGCTAGAATCTGTGCCAATGCTCCTGACGTTTCTCCAAAAAGATACAGTCCTTCTCTAATATCTCTGCCTCGAATTGCTGTAGGATCATTGGTTAATACATTACCAGTGAAGTCGGTTCGCAAGCCATTAGTGAAGATAAAAAATCTAGGTAAATCTACTACACAGGTAGGTATAGAACTGTAAAATCCTGTTCCTCGGTCAGTAATTGTTATGGTATCAATAGCACCACCAACCACAGTAGCAGTACCGAAGGCGCCGCTACCACCACCACCTGTAAATCTCACACTGACTAGAGTGTAGCCTGAACCCCCGTCTGTTATTTCCACGCTGTTTACATTAAATGTAACTTTAAATGTTGCTCCGGTGCCTATAGTTGCTCCGCCGGTGCTGTTGGTAGCTGTGGTAGTAACTGTTCTAAAACTGGTTCCAAGGCTTCCCGGTAATGAACTATATTTTCCTGCACTGAGAGTTTTATAAGTTAACACTGTGCCCCTACCACTACTGCCCTCAAAGGCATCAACACTGAGTACTTCAAATCTTGCTGCTGATCCAATGCCACCAGATATAGAAATAATATCTCCAGGTAGATATAGTGTTCCACCAAAATTTATTTCAGAAGTGCTGATACTAACATATGTGTCGCCTGCAAAATCTATTCCGGATAAGGGAGACGATTCAATTTTTGACAATGTGCAGTCGAATTGGCCGTCGTCATAGGTTAATACCTTTCTGTACGGACCAATTTCTAATCTGCTGTCGTTTATTAATTCTTCAGCACGTTTCAATGCGGCTTCTACAGTGAGATATGCATAGGCCAATGCACGACCTTGCAGTTCGTCGCTAACTCCTACTCTTGCATCTTCACCAGATTTTGCCACGTATAAATTTGCTACACTGCCAAATGCAGAAGCATCGACATATCTCTTAGTGGCAGCAATTAATCCGCCGTATGTTTCGTCATCGCTGGTCTGTGGGTCTCTTGATAAAATCAAAGGACCTGTCATAGTTCCAAAAGCAGAAGTAGCTACGTTTCCAGCAGGGTCAATGGCATCTACACCAGCTAGAGATATTTTGGTATCTGTATAGCTTTTGTTTGCAGCTTCGCTAGATGCTGTTGGAGTAGCTAGATCTAGGATTCTAAACTGTTGTCCACCAAATTGCGCTGAAAGATTTCCTCCTAACTGTGGGTCAGGATCACCGGAAATTGAAGCAAACTGAGAAGCAATATTAATTTGTGTAGCAGTATTAGTAATGGTTATACCGGAGCCGCCCTGTATGCGCTTAAACACCATAGCATTGCTAGTGGGATTTACTGCAAGAACAGAATTTTCCTGTCCTTCGTATGAATCTGGAGTTTCGTCTAACCCAAGAAAAGACAGTCTTTCTCCGAGACCCAAACTACCGTAGAGTTCTTGGAAGTTGTCATTTACCTTTCTAAAAGCATCGCGGATGCTATCTCCGGTGCCGTCATTGCCTAACGCACCGATGTCAACGGGTTTTCTTGCCATAGTATATCCTAAGAAATAAAGTTTCTACAATATTTAGCTCAAAATTTTATAAGCCTAATGTAAATACTAGATGTTTCTAAGAACACAAAAACAGCTAAATCAATATTTAAGATACAGTAAACTAGGACTTGCTCACACATTTACTAGAGAAAAAACTGTGGTTGAGTTTCTCTGTGACAACTGCGATCAAAAGTTCAATAGGGATCTACGATCAATTGATCGAAAAAGACTCAGTAACAATTATTTTCATGTGTGCGGTTCGTGTGATGCCAAACGATTCGCTCAGCGTAAGGGTGTTGAACAAAAAAAGATTTGGGATATGCCTGCTGACACAGATCTACCTGTGAGCAAATACTAGACTCTGAAACTTTCCCCGCAGCCGCAACGATCTCGTTCATTAGGATTGATGAAATCAAACCCTTCCTGTAGACCTTTACGCACATAGTCTACAGTTAATCCTTGCAAGTAAGCGCAACTCTTAGGATCAACAAATATTTGACAACCGGCACATTCATATTGTTCATCACCTGTTTGAGGTGCGTCAACGTATTCTAATACGTAAGCGAGCCCAGAGCAGCCAGTAGTTTTAACACCAAGACGGATACCAATGCCTGAACCACGGCGAGTCAACATATTTTGAATCTTCTTTGCGGCTGACTCTGTAAGCTGAACCATTAGTGTCGTTTTCTATAGTCTTCTACTGCGGCTTTGATGGCATCTTCAGCCAATATACTACAGTGTATCTTAACAGGTGGTAGAGCTAGCTCTTCGGCGATTTCGCTGTTTTTGATTGCTCCGGCTTGGTCAAGGGTTTTTCCTTTAACCCATTCTGTAATGAGGCTTGAGCTCGCGATAGCCGATCCGCAGCCATACGTTTTAAATTTTGCATCTGTAATAATACCTGTATCATGATCCACCTTTATCTGTAGTTTCATTACATCGCCGCAAGCAGGGGCACCAACCATGCCTGTGCCTACATCTGCATCGCCTTTTTCAAACGAACCCACATTTCGAGGGTTTTCGTAATGGTCAATTACTTTGTCCGAGTACGCCATTTATTATTCTCCAATCGATTATTTTCCATATGTTTTTCAAATAGCTTTTTTTATCAGCCTGATAGTCCAGTGCCCATGCGTGTTCCCACCAATCAATTAACAGAACAATATCATTCTTGATTTCGTGATTGACAATAGTTTTGATTTTGCCATCTCGAGATAGATACACCCATCCGCTACCTTGTATACCCATGGCGATTTTCTCTACTTGCTCTTTGAAAAGATCAAAAGTTTCAAAGTGTCTTTCTATAAACATTAAACTAGCATCATAGGGTCTATTTGATCCTTCTGGTTTTTGTAGTTGACCAAAATAGATATTGTGTAAAAAAGCCCCAGCTTCGTTAAAATCGGCGTCACCTTCGCCCTTGTTATATCGATCAACATAGGCCTTGTACAGCGTTCCGTAATGATAATCTATAGTCTCTTTGGATTTTATCGGAGCCAACTCATCACGGTCGTAGGGTAATGTCAACTGTATGAGTTTGTCTTTTTTGCCTTCAATTATAAACTTTTGAATGAATTTAAATTCCATATATGTATTTACCGCTAAATAAATTCACAAGGAGATTTAATATGCTAGGATTATTAAAGAAACTATTTGGCGGTAAGCCAGCAGAACAAACTGCGGAAGCCCCATATAAAATTGAGACAGCACCAGTTGTAGAGGCAGCACCTGCTCCGGCAGTTGAAGCAGTGGTTGTTGTTCCGGAGGCAGTGGTTCCTGCAGCAGTGGTCGAACAGGCGCCTGCTAATAAGCCTGCACCCAAGAAGCAACAGCCAGCCAAAAAGCCTGCTGCTCCGAAGCCTGCAAAACCAAGAGCACCTCGAAAGCCAAAAGCTAAACCAGCTGCTTAAGACTCTGTTCGTAGAGTGCAAAACTGGCCAAATTCTTGGCCTTGCTTTCGCACATTATATCAAATTGGTCTCTAAAACTTAGAGCCCATTCATTCGCCTCTGTATTCCAGTAAAATTCTGAATGTGCTCTAAGTTTTTGTTTCTTGTAGCCTTGCTCTAAGAGGGTCGGAAGATCGGGGCGGATGTGTCCGGGATGGTCAATAAGACAGTCTTCCCGTGATACACTGTAATGTAGCACAGGACGAACACCACGCCAGCTATCAATAATCCTTTTAACACGGTCGTCAGTTGCTTCAATATATTCTCCAGAATTAATCCAATGATGATGAATGTCCATTACTAGGGCACAGTCTTTAACCAGCTCAATACTGGCATCAATGCCCCAGGTCATTTCGTCGTTCTCGATGGTAAGACAGTTGCGGGCTTCGGGTGTCATTTTACTGAGGGCATCACGAACACCTTGTGGGCCCAGCTTGCCAGAGATATGCACGTTGATCTTGAAGTCTTGAAATGTTTGGCCATAGCCCATCCAACGAGCCATGTCTACGTGATACTCGAACTCTTCTATGCTTCGTTCTACAATGCCCGGGTTAATAGACGCCAACACGCAAAACTGGCCAGGATGAAAGCTGAGCCTAACATTATTCTTCCTAGCCACATTGCCCACTCTGGCAAATCCTCTTTCTGCAAAGGCTCTAACATCGGGCTGCCGCCAAAACCACTTCCAACTAGGCTCAGTGTATACAGGAAGTATATCACTTGACAGTCGTACCATTCTAAGATCTTCATCTAGTGTTCCTACCCTGCTGACCAATTTGTAGCAGGCTTCTATGTTTCGTTCCATCAAGTCCCAAAGTCGCTGTTCTGCTTCTTGAGGATGCTCACGCAACCATCTAACTGTGGTAGCACCTGTATTTAAGTCACGGTCTCTAGCATTAATTTTCATGCCATCGACTTCGGAAGGATCATTGATCCATTTGCAGGCAAAGCCTATACGTTTTATCATAGTTAAAGTATACTATCTTTAACGCCAGTTGTCAACTACAAATTTATCCTGAATATCTTCGGGTTTCGGGTCCCCATGAAACACCACCACGCAGCAATTTTCATCTATGCTGGTGTTGGTTGATATGGTTTTGAATTTGCGCTTGCCTCGATCTACTATAAGATCACTGCGATCACGTATTTCCCATTTATAACTTTGAATTACATTGTCGGGCCAAAAAGTTATTTTCTGTTTGGCTACTCTCCAAATCCAATCTTGATCCCCTAATAATTTCTGTGCCTGAACAGGATCTTTTTTGAATTCTTCAAAAATATAAGAATGTTGACCATGTACCCAACTCATTACCGAACTGTTCAATATATTCCATCCTGGATGAAATTTTCTGTTGAAGTCTCGAATTCCTAAAAATTTATTGCCCGCATTTCGAACGAGGTCTTCCACATCTGCACATATAATAATGTCTAGATCAAAATATAAAATTCTTCCAGACAACGGCAGGCCTGAATCAAACATATGAACTTTATGCCACCACAGTCTATGGTATCCAGCCAGGGGCTGAACTATATTGCGAACACCTTGAATGGGATTAATATCATCCGTGAGACAGACGAATTCGTAGGGTACTTTAATATGTCGTGCTGCCATATTTCGAAGACGTTCAACATATTCCCTACCATACTTAGTACCAAATCTCACGCAGAGAACAGTTAACTTATCTTGGAAAATGCTATCAGTACTGGGTATCTTTTCTAATCTACGTTGTGCTTTTGCTGCTTTTCTTTGTTCTTTAGTTTGATTTAGTATCATTTTACAATAGCATCTATTTGTAATAATTTATGAATAAGTGATGATAGATCCTTGAGTGCTATCATGTTAGGACCATCGCTGGGAGCGTTGTCTGGATCTTCGTGACACTCTACAAAAACCGCAGCTACTGATCCTGTGGCTATAGCAGCTCTCGCCAGGTACGGGACCATGGTCCTATCTCCGCCAGATCTTTCTCCCATTCCGCCAGGCTGTTGAACACTATGAGTGGCATCAAAGACCACTGGATAGCCGGTGCCTGCCATAATGGGTAGACTGCGCATATCCACAACGAGATTATTATATCCATGAGTATATCCTCTTTCGCACAGCATAATGCGTTCGTTACCAGTTGAAGCAATTTTTGCGGCGACATTCTTCATATCGTGAGGAGCAAGGAACTGTCCTTTTTTCACATTGATAGCACAGCCTGTAGCACCTGCTGCTAATAACAGGTCAGTCTGCCTGCAGAGAAATGCTGGAATTTGTAAAACATCAATGCCAGCTGCGGCACACAGTTCTGCCTGATAGCTTTCGTGAATGTCAGTTAAAACTGGCACTCCAAAATTATGTTTGACAGTATTGAGAATTTTTAAACCTTCATCGATTCCAATACCTCGTTTAGTCGATATACTGCTTCGATTGGCTTTGTCAAAACTGCTTTTATAGATAAACTTAATTCCTAAACTGTCACAGGTTTCTTTTATGCTGTGTGCAGTTTCGAGTGTATGATCTAAACTTTCAATTTGACAAGGCCCAGCAATTAATACTAAAGGCTTGTTGTTTCCTATTTCGATATTATGAATGTTAAATGTACGCATATTATTATTTATGCGTACATTGTGTTAGGCTTCGTATATTGCGGAGTTGGCACCGTGTTCTGCGCACTCAACTCGTACACAATAGCAACGATTGTCAGTCTTTTCACGAATCAATTTATCAGCAAAGTTAAAGGCATGTTCGGCAAACTTCTCTGCACCCACACCATCAAAGATACGGATCTCTGCTAGATCCAATGCAGCCAGTTCTTGAAACTTGGCCAGATGTGGATCTGCTTTATCTAATGCCAGCTTGTGATCAAAATGATCTTCCAGCCAGGCTTTGAGCAGTTTGAGTCCGCCAAAATCCACTGCCCAGTT